CGCTTGCTGGGTAGTAAATTGTCATTTTATATGATGTGTCAGCACTACCGAAAGACGGGATTGTTGCACCAATCGCTTTGATATAACTACCATCCCATTGCCAACCAGTAAAGGTTCCAGATGTAGGGTAGTAGTAATTATAACAAGTACCGCCACCAGACGCGGGATATGCCAGTGTAAAAGGCACACCGCCAATGGAAAGTTCTGTCAGTTCTGTCGGAGTGCTGGATACCTTGATGTAGAATCCGAGAATTACCATTTTCCCAATTTTGACATACCAGCCAGTCTTTGTACCAGTGCCATAACATGACGGTGTCCAAGTACCAACTGATGCCGCAGTACCCATTGCTGATGCAATAGCCTGCTGAACACCAGAAGGTGTAACAGCCTTATTGGTTGTGGCATCAACTACACTTGTAAGTATCGTCTTGCCATACTGGAACTCACTGGCAATTTCACCATCTACTACGAGCCAATATGTACCATCAAACACAAAGTCTTTTACAGCACCATCGCCACTCCACTTATACCTCATGTCAGGACTTACCCCAGAACGCTCTCTAATCGGATATGCGCCTGTATTATTGACATTCAGCGTAGGGGATGTAGCTGAGTTACCATAGAAGAACTTGATACGGATGCTTGCACCCTCGCTCAATGTGAACAGTCCACTACACTCGGCTTCTTTTGCATATTCGCTATTGGCTGTCATACAGGTAGCATAATGAGGCAGATTCAACCCCTCAATATCTGCAGCCTGAAGGCCAGATGTTCTACCGTTAAAGGCGACATCTCCACTAAAGCTACTGGCGCCACTAACGGCGACATCTCCATTAACATTGACAGGAACATTGAAGTTAAAGTCTTCGCTACTCCAGTCAAAGATAGGTTTACTGTTGATGGGGATCTCCTCTGACACCATTTCATTCAAGCTATCCTGAATACGAGCCTGAATAAAATAAGAACCCTGATAGTCGAGGCCACTAATGGTAATGGTACTATAGTAGCTCTTAGAACCAAATGATGTAGAAACTGTCACCCAATCTCCGTAACTTCCGCTACCAACCTTGATTCTATATTGGAGCACCAGCGCATTGTCAACTGCACCGAAACTACCACCGAAGCTATTGCCGCTAATGGTGAATGTCAACTCACCAGTACCGTCCAGATAAACATCGGCGATATTCACCGTAGGCTTCACATAGTCCACCATTGGCATGATAACAGTTTTTGTCCCGACAAGCTCTCTCGTATCAGTTGCATAGAACACATACTTCGCAGTTCGTGTGTTCTCAAATGTGCCAGTAGTTGTAGGGAACACGACATCGCCAGATGCCTTAACAGACTTGATGTTCGCGCCATTCTTGGCTGTGGCAGTCATGCTGTAATAAATGTCGGAGTAACCCGGTACAACGATACCATTGTTGCCAGTCAAGGCAACGATTTCACTATCAGTGTCATATAGCTCAACTGTGATTTCAGGCACATCATCTGCGAATGTAGCTGCAATGAACTCTGTAGTGCATTCACCATAGTAGTCTCCGTCATAATAGGTTGTTGCAGTCAGCGTACCTCTCATAGAAGAAGCGTCTGCAGGCAGTTCATCGTAGAAGTCTTCGGGAATCGTCCAAGTATAGACTTTGGGGCCGATTGCACCCTCAACGACTGTGCCGTACTTATCACCAAACGAGTATGAGATATCGCAGGTAAAAAGACTTGGCAAATCCGTTGTAACTACACAAGCAGCCAAACCACCAATCTGGGCTGGGTTCTGCAAAATATAGAATGGCGCATAAGCACCGTTAATACGAAAAGTACCAGAAACAGTTTCTCCACCGGTGGTGAATACGACTGGGATATCCATTGTATCCGATGCTAAACCTGTATCCGTGTATCGTTCCCAGCTCTCGTCATCCCAGTCATACTGGATTGTTCCAGTAACACTACCATAGGGGTAATAACCTGTCGTGTTGCCATTAGCCCACCCCTCAATAATGCTTGGATGTTCCTCGGAATAAACTGCTACACCGTTGATAGTAAGTGTAGTTAATCCCACTTCTGAGATAGCAGTTTGATTAAGCAGGTTGCCTGCGGGCTCCTGTACGAGTTGCCAGTTAATAGTAGTTGTCTTTGTTGATACATCTACAACTCTATCGCACGATACCGTGAAGCGCCATCCATAGATGTCTTGAGCTGGGGCATCATACGCAACGAGCTGCATAGAAAAATCAGCCATATTTCACCTCCTTACCCAATCCAGAAGCAACCTGTCCGTTTGCCACTGTTTGCTTTATAGTCCTCAAATCGGCTATAGCTGCCGATAATGAGATATGTCTTTGCGTGCAGATTGACTGCACCAACACCAGTATTGTTGGCTGTCAGCATTGCATCGCCGTTTTTATAAACAGTCATACCATCTTCTGTGACGGTTGTTTTCATTTCACTGTCTGATTTGGAGATTGTTAATCCCTCATTGTTGAAAGTATAGCCTGTCTCAGTCGAAATGCTGCCAACACCGCTTTCCAAGGTTTCCTTAATCTTGATGTCGATTTCGTTCTTGGTGGCAGTTGTAGTCAGCCGCTCAGTAAGTGTTGCAATGCTTTCGTCTGTTGCATCAAGGCGTGTGTTTACGCTCTTATCAACCTGCTCGATGGTTGTATAAATCGCACCAGTATCCAAAGAAATAGATGCGAGCTTGTTGCTTGTTTCTGCGGCACTACTTGCCACAAGTTCAATCTCCTGCTCAGCTCTGTTTACCTTGGCATAAGTTTGTCTTATTACCTCGCTGATCGTGTTAGGAGTGGATGTTCCGCTATTGCTGTAACTCCAATCCGACTTTTCAGACAAAGCACCGTTATAGGTAGTGGTGTCATTCAGCAGATAGGTTGTAACCACCCCATCATCTTTGGTGATAAGGTTGATTTTGTCGCCAATCTCCATGAGGAAATTACCACGCCAATTACACTCATACTGGACGATAGTCAGCCCCTGTACCTGTGCGAAAGCGTTATCAACAAGAGTTGCAACATCATCCCGCAGTTCCCAGAACGGATTATCTCGAATGTAAACCATCTCGCCAGTATCAGTGCCAGTGGTAAAGTTATCTCCAAGCTCAGTCACATGGCTCACACCTGTAACTGTATGGCTTGTCTTTGCCTTTAACTCAAAATACTTCGACTTATCAATCGTCAGCAGACTATCGCCCTCAATATCCAGACGCTTAAACACAAGCACATCATTGTTATTCACATAGTAGATCGCCTGTGTTGCCTCTGCCGCCGCATCAAGTGCCTCTCTGATGGTTTCCGTACCCTCAAAGTTTGCATCTGTTTCGTAATAGGTGGTAAGGCTTGCTGTGTCAATACCGATTGACGAAAATGTAAGCCCAAGGAAGTGGGCACAGAACGCAATGAACTCCTGCACCGTGTAAATCTGTGCAGTCTTCATCTCTGATACTGTGTGTGTAGAAGCCTCGTAGAGAGCGTCATACGCCGTCACAGTGAGGCCGTTTGTGTTCTCGTCTCGCAGTACCTCTGTGATGTAAAAAGTCGGATATGGGCAAATATATTCGTTCTCAACGCCAATCTCGACTTTGAGTGCGTTGCCCTTTTCAATGTTAATCTCCCTTTTGGTGTCTACCAGCTTCAGAGTGAGTTTCTGGCAGATACCGTAACCAAAGAGCTTGCCCTGTGTAGAAGCCCTGTCGATGGTGAAGCTCTGTAGAGCATCATCGTGGTTAAAAGTAGAAAGAAGGGTGGAACCCTCGTAGAGCCCCACCCTCCCCTTAAACTGTCGTACAGGAGAGTTAATCATTGTCAGGAAATCATATTCCGTTGAAATCATATAACCCCTCCTTACATTTCGATGAAATTAAAGCTGAACTCCTTGTAAAGTACGGAGTCGCCATGAATCCAGTAGTATTCAGGCTCAGGTGTGCCACAATAGCACTGGATTGTTTTGATGGAATTGGTAGCAGCGTCTCTGTAAGAGACATCTACCACATAGTCCGAAATGGCGGACAGGAGCGTTGCCATCTCGCTCCCGTCCATCGGGCGATATGTCACATAAAGTTTGACTTTACGATTGATGATGTCAATCACCGTGTCACCGGCGGCATTACGGCCTGAATCCTCAGAAACGAGGGTTTCATAGCCAACTTTCAATCCGCCATGCTTCACAAACTTGGACACATCAGTGCCGTTAATTACTAAATAACTCATGCCAGTTGTAACTGTAACCCTCCTGTCTGTTTAGTGATTCCGTTGATTGAGTCGATGGTTGCCCAACCAAGCTCTCTTTCGCCAACCTTAAGCACAATCTTGGAAGGTGTGCTATTGCGTGCGGCGATTCTGTCAGCAAGCGCATCCATCCACTGAGTGTTGTTCTCCAGAGGCAGAACAGCTTCCTTACCTCTCTCACCGATGTTGGCGAGCGTACTGGAGGTGACAATGCCACCCTCAGCCAAGCGAGGAATGGAAACAGGATTGAGATGGATACCAAAGTAGCTGCCACCAATGCCGGGAACCCAGCTCGGGATGGAAATACTAATGGTATTGAGCTTGTTGATGATGTAGTTGATAGCTCTCTCCACAATGCTAATCAGTCCGTTGAATGCAGACTTGGCACCATCCTTGATTACATTGAACTTGTTTGTCCAGAAGCTTACAGTAAACTTCGGAGCAACAGAGGTTTTGAACCAGTTGGAAATAGTGCTCCACACATTCTGGATAGATGTCTTTGCCGCATTGAGCTTTTCGGTAGCACCCTGCCGAATCGTATCGAACTTGGTAGTCCAATAAGACTTGGTGAACTTAGGTGCAACATTGGAGCTGAACCAGCTCTTAATGCTTTCCCAAGTGTTCTGGACAGTCGTCTTTGCAGCGTTGAGCTTGTCAGTGATGCTCTGTCTGATGGTATCGAACTTGGTGTTCCAGTACGCCGTAGTGAACTTAGGCGCAACATTAGAGGTAAACCAGTTCTTGATGTTGTTCCACATATCCTTAACTTTGGTGATGACATCATTAACGAACTTCTTGATAGCCTCGCCAACCTGAGTCGGGAGCTTCCAGAACCAGTCAATGATAGCCTCAACCATGTCGGGGATGATGGAGTGTCCAACGAGGACATCCCACATATGGACGCACCAGTCAATAATGCCCTCAACCAAATCAACGACAACACCGATGGTTGCCTTATACAGTCCCTTGAAGACATCCAGAATACCGTCGCCAATCTTCTTGACGGCATCCCATGCACCCTGCAAGTCGCCAGAGAACAATCTAACGATTGCCTCAACCGCACCTGCCACGATTTTTACAGCGCCCTCAACTACCTTGACAACGCCGTCAATCGCACCAATCACACCTTGGATAGCGCCCATTACAGCGCCGCCGAGAATGTCAATGACAATCATGCCGACAAATTCAAACGCATCGCCGATTGCCTTGAGCCAGTCAATGCTCTTGAACCATTCGCCGATTGCCGCAACGACATCCTTGATACCCTGCCATACGCCAGCTAACCACTCCTGCAGCCCCTCGGGGAGCGCATTCCAGATGGTTTTACCAAGGTTGACAAAGGCATCTACCATGCCCATTACAGCCTCACCAATTCCCCTGAAGCTCTCGCCCATAGACTCGAACTTGGGAACGATGTTTTCATTCCAGAAGTCCTTGATTGCCTGTGTGAACTCTTTCCAGTTCTTCACGAGGAATGTAATGGCACCTGCAACAGCCGCAATAGCCGCAACGATAATCGCACAGCCAGCAGCAATAGCTGCACCACCAGTCAAGCCAAGCGCACTACCGATGGTTCCTGCGAAACTGCCGACAGCAGACACCGCACCACTCAGAGCAGCGCCAATGGACTTGCCGAAGCCTGCGACAGCGGTAACAACTCCCTTGAATACTGCGGAGATACCCTTGACAGCCGTACCAATTTTGGTGATTTCACCAGAGATTTTAACAAACGCTGCAGACTGAGCAACAGTGGTTGTTCCCTTCAGTGCGGCAACCAAATCCTTGACAAATGGCATAACCTTTTTGGCGGCAATACCAATGGCGGTAATAGCCGAAGCAATACCAGTGAATGCCACCAAAGCACTCTCAGCATTGGTGATACCACCGTTATCGAATACAGCCTTAAGGGATGCCACGGCAGTTACACCGAGTCCAATAATTAAGCCACCTGTACCCCACATGGAATACAGAACCCAAGTGCCCAGAGCGGACACAATCAGTCCCTTAATGTACTCCTTGAGTCCACCACCCTGAATGAAGTTATCCATGAACTCATTCACAAGGGTGTACTGAAGGACAATCGTGATTACTGTCGCCGCCAGTTTCTTGATGGTTTTCATTGTGGCGAGGAACTTGTCGCCAAGGCCGATTGCCCTGCCCAGATGTTCCAACAGTCCAGCAATGCCAAGCGCACCGAGAGCACCGGCGATAATTGCAATCTGAGTCTTCCACTTCTCGAAGAACTCTTCGATTTTCGCTTTGATTTTGTCTGTCTGCTCACCAATCTGTCCGAGGATACCCGTGCCAGTATTGAGAGCAGGAATGCTTGTAGTGCCGCCACCACCAATATCAGTAGAGCTACCGCCACCACTGGATGTATTGGGGTTCGTCACAATGTTCAGCTCGTCGAAGCCCATAGTAGTCTTCTTGAGCTTTTCGGCTGCTCCTGTTGCCGCTTCCAGATTATCTGTCAGTGTGCCAGCAGAGCCAGCCACGCTGTCCAGTCCTGCGCCTGCGCCAGAAACAATGCCAGATACGGTATCAACTGCAAAGCTGATACCCAACAGGCTACCAATCCACTGGATAGCCTGAGAAAGTTTGTCGATAAGAACAGAGAAAACAGCGCTCACATAACTAATAGCGGGGGCAAGCACAGTAAGTGCTGTATTCGCCAGATTAGTCAGTGAAGTGACGAGAACCTGAGTTGTCTGTCCAATCTTACCCATAGTGGCACTAAGGCGAGCCTGTGCTTCGTTCTGGGCAATCGCTGCTTGGTTGTTCCGTTCGTAAAGAGCCGCAGCATCGCTATACAGTCCATTGAGTGTCTTTCTGATAAGAGCCTCACGCTCGGACAGAGAAGTAGTCTGAGCCAGTCTTTCGTTGAAAGCCGTCTCCTGAACGCCAGCCCAATTCAATGCGTCGGCGAGCACGCCTGTGACAACACCGGTTCTGGCTGTCTCATTCGCCGCCTCCGTCAATCCCTCTACTCTGAGGGAATCGCCAAAGGTAGCGTAGACACCCTGACAGATGGTTGTCCACTCAGCAAGCTCCTTAGTGTTGGTTGTCAGCTTAGCCAGATGGTTAGCCGCCTCAACAGCAGATGCTGAATCACCGAGGAACCTAAAGATACCTCTGTAAGCCTGTGTAGCTTCCTTGGCACTCGCTCCTGCAGACTGGAACGCAGAGACAAGTTTAGCCTGCTCCTCACGGTACTCCTTGGTGCCATTGGCAATCATTACACCAGCAACAGCAAAAAGTGCGCTGGATACAGCAGCGAGCTTGAGAGCCAGCTTGCCTATTGCAGCTCCAACCTTGCCGACTTCAGCAATAACAGGCTTAAACGATGCCACAATTTCCTTGTTGGCTTTGACAATCTCTTTCCTGTATCGCTTAATGCCGTCTTTCACATGATTGATGCCAGATGAGAGCTTCGTCTTAAGTTCCTTTACGCTGACACCCATGTTCTTCGCCATATCCTTGATGTTTTTGTTGACATCCTTGATATTGGACTTCATTGCACGGATAACATCTTTGGACACGCTGATCTTCGCCATCGCCTTATCAAGAGAGTCCTTGATTGTACTGCCGAATCCAGCGA